CGGATCGGTGATGTACATAAATTGATTTCTAATTTTGATACTATTTTTGAACAGGCCCCTGCTGTACCTCAGGGGAAGGATTTTGATTGGGATGCGCCTTTGAAAAGAGTCCCAAGTTTTGATATGAGCTTTATAATGCATGAAAATGCGGAGTTGTCGCAGCTCAATAAACATTTGCGACGTAAACTCTCCAAGAAATATCAGCATATTGCTGCGTTGCAGCGCAAGGTCAGTGAACTGGAACAGATGCTTGAGTCCGTATGTTTGGACTCGCAGTCTTCCTCGACTGGCGCGTTGCAGCCGCCACCTGGTATGGACGTAGCCGAATCCGGTCCGATGTCCCAACAGCAGATTACCGCTTTTGCGGATCAAGACGCTGGATGGACTACGGATGTCAAGGGAGGTTACGATGCCACCATGGATTTGGCAAACAATAATGATTCCAATTTGGGCGAGTTCTTGAACCGTCCTATTCGTCAGAGTGTACAGAATTGGGTTGTCGGACAGCCCTTTTTCTATGCCTTTAACCCTTGGAAAGAATTTTTAGCCAATCCTTTTGTTGCTGAGAAAATCAAAAATTACGAGTTGATTCGGATGAAGATGCACTGCAAGATGGTTATTTCAGGCACTAAGTTTCATTACGGACGTGCCCTAGCGAGTTACAATCCACTTGCCGGCTCTAATTACGACCAGATTACGGTCCAGAGGAATTTCCTCCAGCAAGACCTAATCCAGGCTAGTCAGAAGCCGCACTTCTTTCTGAATCCCACCAAAAACACTGGTGGTGAGCTTTGTATGCCCTTCTTTTGGACTAAGAATTATTTGTCCATCACAGATGACGACGCACAGGATATGGGTGAAATCATTGTCAAATCGTTTGACAACCTCCTACATGCAAATGGAGGTAATGACCCCGTTACCATTACGATCTATCTGTGGGCAGAGGACGTTGTCCTCACCATGCCAACCAGCAATTCACTGCTTGTTTCGCAGGCTGGTAAGAAGAATAAGAAGCCACTCGGACCTAAGAATAAGAGCAATGACATTACTGCACGAGATGAATATGGTTCTGGAATTATTTCCAAGCCAGCAGCTGTCATAGCAAAAGCCGCGGGGGTACTCGCGGACTTACCACTTATTCGGCCTTACGCGTTGGCGACCGAAATGGTTGCCGGTAAGGTGGGGGAAGTTGCGAAAATCTTCGGATACTCGCGTCCCTCAGTGGTCACTGATATACAATTGTTCAAGCCTAATCCAACAGGTAATTTCACTAACGTGGACGCTGCTGATGCGGTGCAAAAGCTTACTATGGATTCTAAGGCTGAACTTACTTTGGACACTCGTACAGCGGGTCTTGATGGTGTTGACCAGATGGGCATCAATGATATTGCTCAGCGTGAATCTTATCTTACTAGTTTCACTTGGACGCCAGATGAAGGACCTGATACGTTGTTGTGGAACTCACACGTGACACCAATGTTGTTCGATATCCTAGGTAGTGAAATTCATCCCACCCCCATGAGCATGATTGGTTCGTGTTTTCATTCATGGCAGGGTAGTATTAAGTTCCGTTTCCAGATAGTTAAATCTGACTTTCACAAGGGTAGAATGTTGGTTCGGTACGATCCGAATTCTCACAGTTCAGCTGTTGAGTATAATACCAATTATTCCCGCGTGATCGATATTGCGGAACAGGATGATTTTGAGGTCGTAGTAGGCTGGGCGCAGTCAGAGCCATGGTTAACATGTGGAGCTCTGAGCGACAGTACTGTGAATTTTAGCGACTCAGTACGCCTACCTAAGACTCAAGGAATTTTCAACGGAATCCTTGAGCTCAATATTTTGAACGACCTAGTGTGCCCCTCCGTGGACGCACCAATTTCCGTTAACGTTTTTGTCAGTATGTGTGAGGATGCGAAGTTCGCTGCACCCTCTAACCGCAACATTAATAATTTCCATGTTTTCCCTCAGCAGAACCCTGCGCTTACGAGCCAGAGTGGAATGGCTGATTCTACGGAGAACCCGTCTGTCGCTGATACCGACAAACCGATGGGATCAACCGAGATTCAGACCATTGCTAGTGAATCAGTGGAAGCGGATCATACGTATACCGTGTTGTATGGAGACCCTCCCACAACGCTAAGAGAATTAATGAAGCGTTACACGCAAACCAAGGTTTGGGTACCCGATAGGGCCCCCGACGGGATTGTACGGATCAATAGTTTGTTAAATAAAGATTCGCCATATCAGTCTGGTTGGGATCCAAAGGGTGTAGATCTCTCTGCCGTGGATGGAACGACCCCGCTCAATGTGGTTAATAAGGACTTCGCATCGTGGTGGACACCCTGCTA